ATACTAGGTTTCTTTGTTTTATGACTGAAAAAGAAGGTTTTAATTTAAAATTATTAGATATTGAACCTGGAAAAACTAAAACAGTACAACGAGAAGATGTTGATTTGTTCTATATTTTCTTTTCGCAAAACTGCTCTGTAGGGTATCAAGATATAAAACAGTACGATGTAAAAAAAGTTACAAGCTCAGAAGTAGATATAACAAATCAATCTTCTGAAGTAGCTAGAATAGTAACTATCGCTAAGTAAATGTTTAGTTTTCCTACATTTTTAAAATTATCTAAATCAATTTTAATAAGAGATTCTCATGAACAAAGAGCGTCTCATCCAGAGGCAAGGGCTAGACTTTCAGAACTACAAGCTATGTATGCACAATTAATGTTTATTAGTCAAAAAAGAATGAAAAATAATTTTAGAAGTTCTCCTGAACGAATAAAAGTAGCTTTAGGATTAGATTGGAATGATAAAAAATATTGTGATAAAAATGTTATACCAAAAATATCAAGTATGAAATATTTAAAAAGTTTACCCCCTAATACCGCAGGAGGACATTTAGCTGAGTTTTTTAAAGAATGGACATTTAATGATTTATATAAAGACAGGTTTGAAAAAGACAATGCCGAAAAAGATATGCTTTCTGACGATAGAACTAATGATTTAAGGAACAATGTTGGCAGACATATGATGTTGACTCATGATTTACACCATATATTATTTAAATACGATACTTCACCTTTCGGTGAAGCTTTAATACAAGGAACTACTTGGAGACAGGTAGGTAACATAGGAATGTGGTACGTAGGTTTTTTGGTAACTTGTAGGATTGCTTGGAGAGCTAAATCACTTGAACCCTTTTTTATATACAGAGAAGCCTGTAAAATTGCTAAAAAAGTAAACGAAAATAATTTAATAGAACATTCGTTATTATATTTTTTAGAAAAAGATGTAGATGATATTAGAAAAGAATTTGGGTTTGAAGAACCCGTTAGATATTTAAAATGGATTAATCAACACGAGGAGTAACTATGGAAATAAAAGTTAGACTAATAACACTTATAGGTGGTTTTTTATCAGGAGTCATCATTACTGCAACGGCAGCACTTATTTATTATGAGCTATTACCGTTTGCAATGCACCTTGGAGTTTTATAAATGAAAATAAAGGAAAAATTATTTTATTTAATGCCTGTATTAAATACAGCTTTTACAGAAGGTAAATGGAATTTTCCTATAATTAGAAAAGTAAAAGAATTTTATCAAAAACATGGGTTATTATTAACTATTGGTTGGATAGTTTTTATTGTAGTAGGAACTAAAATTGTTTTTATAAATGGAGCTATTTTTCTTTTAAATACTTTTTTAGGAACAGATATTGCATATGGACCCGTTTATCAATTTTTATCAGGTAACTAAATGTTAGGAATAAGTGCATTTGCTGAATCTCCTTTTGCTGCATTAGCAGGTGCAGGACCTAACGCAATAGTAAATGTAACTGGTCAAGCAGCTACGGGTGGAGTAGGAACGGTAGCTTTACCTGAAACAATCGCTATTACAGGACAATCAAGCACAGGTGCCGTAGGAACCACAACACTTAGTGGACTTGCGAATATAGTACCTACAGGTCAACAAGTTTCAGCTTTAATATCAGGTCTTGGAGTAGGTGGTAGTGTAATAGCTATTCTTCCTAGTTTATCAGGTACCGTAGGTTCTGTTAGCGTAAGTATAGACGGAGAAGCTAACGTATCGATACCGCTAGATGATGAAGGAGAAGGACAATTAGGTGCTCCAGTAATAAAAGCAAACTCAGATGTTGTTCCTACGGGTCAAGCTGCAACTGGTGGAGTAGGGGTAATTACGACAGCAACATTTAATACAGTACCCGTATCAGGATTTAGTGCAACTACAGCTGTAGGTGAACCTACTATTATAGCTAAAGCTACTGCGGTACCAGATTCAGTATTAGCAACTACTAGTGTTGGAACTCCGAATATTTGGACATTAGTAGATGATGACCAAACCGCAGGATACAGTACTATAAATACAACACAATCACCGAGTTACAGTAATATAAACGATACTCAAAACCCTAATTGGGATGAGGTAGCGTAAACAGATTTTATTACATATAATTGAGGCACTATGGCGAGTACATACGAAAACAATCTCCGATTAAACGAAATGGGGACTGGGGACCAGTCTGGTACATGGGGACAGGTAACTAATACTAATTTAGATTTAATTGGTGAGGCTTTTTCTTACCAAACCGAAGCTACGTTTACTAGTGATGGAGCTAAAACTGCTACTATAGGAGATGGAGTATCTGATAAATATAGAGCGATGTATATTAAAGTTACTTGTGATGGAAGCACCACTTTATCAGCAACTCAAACATTAAATATAGCTCCTAATACAGTTTCTAAAATGTTTATTATAGAAAACGCTACCACAGGCGGACAAGCAATATCTGTATCACAAGGTTCGGGAGCTAATGTAACTATTGCTAACGGAACTGCTAAAGTAGTATTTACTGACGGAGGAGGAACAGGAGCGATAGTTTACGATGGATTCGATAAAATAGATTTAGGAACCAACGCTAAATTAAACGGTAACACATTTGTTACAACCTCAAGTTCAGATACACTTACAAATAAATCTATAGATTCAGCTAACAATACAATAACTAATATTGTAAATGCTGATATTAAATCTGACGCTGCAATAGACGCTACTAAAATAGCAGACGGAACTATTAGTAATGCAGAGTTTCAATATCTAAATGGAGCTTCTTCTAATATACAATCACAATTAGACGGCAAAGGAGATATTACCGCTGTAGTAGCAGGGTCTAATCTTACTGGGGGAGCGACCTCTGGTAGTGCGACTCTTGCAGTAGCTAGTTCTCCAACTTTTGGAGGAACGGTAACAGCTGCTGCATTTAGTGGACCAATATCCACAACTTCAACAGTACAAGGAAACTTAATACATAATAGTTCATCGGGTCTTTATGGTGCAAGTTCCTCTACTGTAAATAGAGCACCCGATGTTTTAAAAAGGGATATAAGATTAGCAAGTACTGGGGGAACTGTTACAGGATATAATTGGCACGTTCTCGGCACTAATACTCGTAGTGGTTTTAATGGCACAGGTACTAGTGGTAGTTATATTTATTTACCCGCAGGGACTTGGTACATCACAGGCGATTGTCAGTTATCAAGAGTTGCCAGTGATACTGCTGATACAACATATATGTTTTTAGCAACTTCAACAAGTCCTAATAGCCATTTAATAGATGGAACAGGAAATGCTATCGGTGACTGGAGCACCACCTTTTTTAAAGCTGAAGGCACGGTTACATTAAGCAGTGCAGCATATATTGGAATTCGTTTTTATGCTGCAGAATCGGTAAGTTATGGATATGTTAGTTCATATTATAGTAATCAATACTCAAGTTTCGCTCACTTAGCAGCGTGGAAGATGTACTAATGGCTATAGATAGAACGGGATTAAACGAAGAAGAAATAAATTTAATTGAACATTGTGTAGCTCTTGAAGAACAAGGATTAATTGATTCTGATGGAGATGTAGTTTCTGGTAAAGAAACTGAGTTTGGATTTGCTAACTTAGGCGAATGTTTGCAAACAGTTTTTGCTGTTGATGAAAGTGCAAGTACAAATTCAATAAACAAATTCAAAGCAATGTCTTCGGACACTAAAACTGATAAAGTAAATCAAGAAAAATTAAAAAATATTGCAGAAGCTCAACTATATTTGCGTAGAACAGATTGGTATGTTGTTAGGGAGGCTGACTCTGGTAAAGCTATGCCAAGCGATATAAAAACTAAAAGAGCAAAAGCTAGACAAGACATAGAGGACAACGAGTAATGGAAACTTTATTATGGATAATATTTATCGTAGTTATTAGTAAAGCATTACTAAAAGCAGTAGCTCCTTACACAAATAGAGCACTAGATGACAAACTAAAAGAATACTGGAAAAACTTAAAAGAATATTTCTAATGCCTAGGACAACAGTAAACGAAGTAGATAAAAGATTAAGTGCTCATGAAGCAGCATGTGACCAACGTTGGAAAGAAAATTATCGTAGATTAGATTCTATAGAAAATGGAATTCTATCAATTAATAAAACTATTAGGAATAGCTTAATATTCACTGCTACTATTTCCTTGACTATTGTAGGGTTTCTAGTAAGATACACTTTGTTTTAGGAGGGCTAAATGGAGTTCTCCTCAGAAACTAAATTATCAAAACATTTTAAATTAAAAGAATTTGAGAAATCTCAAATGGCTTATCGTTTAGGTATTGATAATAGAGTAACTGACAAAACAATATTTAATAATTTAAAAAATTTAAGTGAGGAAATACTTGAACCTATACGAAATCATTTCGGCAAACCTTTTACTCCTAATTCTGGTTACCGCTGTTTGGAGCTCAATAGAAAGCTTGGCTCTCGTGACACTAGCCAACATACTTTAGGTCAAGCCGTAGATATAGAAATCGTTGGCATAGACAACGAAACGCTATTCGCATACATAAAAAATGAGTTAGACTTTGACCAAGTTATTTTAGAATACTATGATGGAATAACTCCTGATAGTGGTTGGATTCATGTATCATACGTAAGCCCTAAAGAAAACAGAAAAAACAGTTTCGCATACGACGGAATAAATTATAGAGTAGTTTAATGCCTTTACTAAAATTACAATTCAAACCAGGAATCAACAGAGAAGGTACAAATTATAGTAATGAAGGCGGTTGGTTTGACGGTAACTTAATACGTTTTAATAAACAAAACGTAGAAAAAATAGGTGGTTGGAGAAAAGATAACAGTAATACTTTTTTAGGTAATTGTAGAAAATTACACGGTTGGACAGATTTAAACGGTACGAAATTTTTAGGATTAGGTACAACTAGTAAATATTATGTTGAAAAAGGTGGTGCATTTTATGACATCACACCATTAAGACAAACAACAGCCGCAGGTGACGTAACTTTTGCAGCAACTAATGGCTCAAGCGTAGTTACTGTTACTGATACTAATCATGGATTAGGGGCAGGTGATTATGTATCTTTTAGTGGTGCAACTAGTTTCGGTGGTAATATAACAGCGGCTGTAATAAATCAAACGGGAGCAACATATTTAAACCAAACAGGTTTTATAGTCGCTTCTGTCGTAGACGCTAATAACTATACAATAACTGTACCAGTAACAGCTAATTCTTCTGACGCAGGTAGTAGTAAAGGTGGAAGCAGTGTCATAGGGTACTATCAAATACAAGTAGGATTAGATACTTATGTATCTGGAACAGGTTGGGGAGCGGGAGCTTGGGGAGAAAGCACTTGGGGAAGTACAAGTCCGTTAGCTTTTGCTAGTCAATTAAGATTATGGTCACATGATAATTACGGTGAAGATTTAATTATTAATCCTAGAAACGGTGGTATCTTTTTCTGGGACACTTCTGCAGGGGTAGAATGGGCTAGTAATAATAATCACAATAGGGCTAAAGCGTTATCGGACCTCGCAGGAGCTAATTTAGCCCCCACAGTAGGATTATTTACCCTAGTATCTCAAGTAGATAAACACGCTATTGTTTTAGGAGTAGACCCTATTAATACGGCAGGAACAGCTAGAACGGGAATAATTGACCCAATGCTTATTGCATTTAGCGACCAAGATAATGTCGTAGAATGGGAACCTAAAACAACTAACACTGCGGGTGCTTTAAGTTTATCTGAAGGTAGTACTATTGTAGGAGCAGTAAAATCTAGGCAAGAAATATTAGTTTGGACGGATACTTCTTTATACAGTATGCAATTTATTGGACCACCATTTACATTCGGTATAAATTTAATAAATAAAGAAACAGGATTAATTGGACCGAATGCTGCCGTAGTAACTTCAAAAGGTGTTTTTTGGATGGCGGTAGATAATTTTTATGTTTACACAGGTACAGTACAAAAAGTTCCTTGTACAGTTTTAAGTTATGTTTTTGACGATATAAATATTTCAGAATCTTATAAATTTCATGCTTTTTTAAATGAAGAATTTAATGAAGTAGGTTGGTTTTATACCTCAAAAAATGGCACTGAAATAGATAGGTATGTTTCTTATAACTATGAAATAGGTGCATGGGCTTACGGAATATTAAGTAGAACAGCTTGGTTAGACGCAGGTACAGAACCTTACCCGAGAGCTACAAGTAGTAATTATTTATATGAACACGAATATGGTTACGATGATGACGGTAATCCTATGACTAATGTTTTTATAGAAAGCTCAGATATGGATTTAGATGAAGGGGAACAATTTAGTCATATATCTAAATTAATACCTGATGTCAGATTTTTGAATAACGCGGGAGGACAAATAAATTTTGTTTTAAAAACTAGAAACGCTCCTGGAGAAACATTAACTACTAAAAGCACTAATGCTGTAACGAGTACCGCTGCTAAAGTAGATTTACGTTCTAGGTCAAGACAGGCAGCTTTTAGATTCGAATCTGACGATGACGCTGAATATCCTGGAAATAGCGATACGGGTTGGAGATTAGGTAATAATAGGATAGAAATAAAACCTGACGGAAAACGCTAATGGCTAAATTATTAAGAACGTCATTACCTTTTAGTTATGATGGTCAAGTAAGTGCCGACCTATATAACAGATTACTTAGAATTTTAGAAATAAACTTAGGAGAGTTCGACCCTGATAATACTAGGCAAATAACTACTGAAGAAAAATTAGATAATAAATTTAATTTAGGAGCAATAGTATTTGATACTACTTTAGAAAAATTACAAGTGTACGATGGAGACGATTGGCTAACTATAGCCACAGTAGCTCCTGCTGTATTTAGTGGACCCCCTACAAACGGACTAGAAGCTCAGGCTTCTTTAGGTACTTTGTCTGTTAGTGCTGGTGGAGACATTACAATTACATTATAAATATTTTCAAATATAATATCTAAAAGGAGATTAACATGATAAATCAATGGTCGTATAGCCGTTTAAGTTGTTTTGAAAAATGTCCAAAACAAGCTGAATTTAAATTTGTTAAGAAAATAAAAGAGCCTGGAAGTCCAGCAATGGATAGAGGCAAACATATCCATAAACTTTGTGAGGAATATATTCGAGGGTTTCATCAAGAAATACCTGAAGAAATAAAAGGATTAGAAGATAATTTTAAAGAACTAAAAGAACTGCACGAAAGAGGACACGTGCTTTGTGAAGAAGATTGGGCTTGGGATAATGAATGGCAACAAACAGGTTGGTTTGATTATAATACTTGGGGTAGAGCTAAAGTAGACGCTTTTGTATATGAAGAAGGTATTTCTAAACAAGCTAGAGTTATTGATTTTAAAACAGGAAAGTTCGAAGGTAATGAAGAAGCTCATAGAGAACAGTGTGAATTATATGGTTCTATAGCTTTAAAAAGGTTTCCAGAATTAGAAGAAATAACTACTGAGATGTGGTATTTAGACCATAATAAAATAAGTAAGTTCGTTTACGATACACAAACAATAATTTTAAAAAGAGACCGTATAAACGCTAGAGCTATAGATATGACTACAGCTACAGAGTTTCC